GAATTAGGTAATCTTAACGTTGAAATGGATGATAGTCAAAAGATGTATAATATATATGAGACCGCAAAATATATTGTATCTGAAGAGGGTGTAAAGACTTATATTATTAAGAAGTTATTATCAGTATTAAACGGTCGTATAGATTACTACCTACGTAAATTAGATAGTAACAGTACATGTGTATTTAATGAATATTTTGAAGAGACTATAAAGAATGATAAAGGTGTAGAGTGTAGCTACTTTAATTTTAGTGGTGCTGAAATGAAGACTATTGATCTTGCATGTTTATTTGCATTCATGGATCTTAGGCGTATGCAGGGGGATGTAAGCATTAATATCTCAATGTATGATGAGTTGTTTGATTCATCTTTTGATGAAAAGGGGCTTGATCATGTTACAGATATATTGAAAGAGCGTGTAATAACTAATAACGAAGCTGTATATGTTATCAGTCATAGAAAAGAGAGCTTAAAGTCTGTTACTGGTGAAGTTATTACATTAGAGAAACAAAATGGTATTACCAAGAGGGTGTAGTCAGTTACGCCTTTGATTTTTTGATATATTAACCTAAGTCTGGTTGAATATAACGGTTAATATGCCAAATTTTATAATACCTAATAATCCACTACCACAAATTGGTATACCACCTGGTATACCAAATTTAAATCTCGGTAACACAATCAGTAATGGTGGTATAAAAAGGGCAGTAAATTACTGGGCAGATGCAGGTGGTTGCGGTCACTGGAGGATGATATGGCCGGAATATATGATTAATATATATCAGCGAGGTGTGGTCACTGGTGGTGTTGCTATGATTTTCGATCCGAGATATTATACAGATGTAAAATCTGTAAGAGTTCAAAGACAAGCTACAGCACCTCAAGTTAAGTTTCTACAACATCTCAAGAATATTTCAAATAGTAATGGTATGAAATTACTATATGAGGTTGATGATGTTATATTCCGTAAGGATATTCCACAATATAATGGATGTAGACATGCATTCGATACACCGGAGGTAGAGCGTTGTTCCTTAGAGGCTATATCTCTATGTGATAAAGTAACTGTAGTTAGTGAATATATGAGGGACTATTATGCTAAAATTACCGGTCATCCTAATGTATCATATATCCCAAATTATATGCCTAAATTTTGGTTTGATCGTTATTATACACCTGAAAAAATAGAAAGTCGATATCATAAATTTAAACGGAAACCTAGAATCGGTGTATTTGCGTCTAGTACACATATTGATGTAAAAAATCAAAACAATCAGCAAGATGACTTTACTCATGTAAATGATGTAATAATTAAGACATGTAAAGATATACAGTGGGTGGTTGTTGGTGGTAAACCGCAAAAACTACAACCATATATTAACAATAAGCTTATTGAGTATCATCCTTGGTGTCAGTTGAATGATTATCCATCATTGATGGATAGTTTGAATATTAATATGACCTTTGCACCACTGATGGACAATGAGTTTAATAGATCAAAAAGTGATATAAAAATTACTGAAGCTGGTGCATTAGGTATTCCATGTATATGTCAAGATATAGTTACATATAAGGATGCAATACTAAAATTTAATACCGGTGATGAATTAATTAGTAAAATTGTATCTACCATGAAAGATGAATCTACGTACTTGGATTTAAGTAAGAAATCTCGTAAATTTGCAGAGAGTAGATGGTTAGAGGATCATATTGATGAATATGTAGATTTATATTGCTTGAATTAACACGATTACGATATATATTGTGTTAATATGTATCGTAATGTGTACTATAATTATTCAAATGAGGAGATGATCCTGTATACATGGGATGCTCAAGGTACTCCTATTACGGAGAGACATTCGTATCATCCATATTATTACGTAGATACTGCTAATGAACCTGATTCGTATAGTATTTTCGGTGGACCTCTTAAGAAGCGAGTATTTCGTAAACAGTTTGATAGGTTGAGGTCTATTAAGGATGGTGCAACCAGAATATATCACAACTTATCATGTGAACAGCAATTTTTAATTGATCATTTTGGTGTTCAGAATGCTACACCAGATTTCATGAAATTTGCACTTCGGGTATTCTTTTTGGATATTGAGGTGTATAGTAAGGGTGGTTTTCCTACTCCAAAAGACGCTAAAGATCGTATTAATTTGATTACCCTGTATGATACGTTAACTAGAAAGTTTTATACATGGGGACTTGAAAAGGATTACGAGCATACTAGATCAGATTTAGTTTATACTAGGTGTGAGACTGAATCGATACTACTAGAAAGTTTTCTTCAATTTTGGGAGAAAAATTATCCGGATGTCTTTAGTGGATGGAATTGCGTAAGAGAAGATCAGAGAGTGTGGTTAAATGATAGAATTACGACCATTAATAAACTATCCGTTGATGATCAATTATATGATAATGGTAGAGTATTGAACCGCGTTAATACCGGTAAGAAGAAGCAGTGTTATTTTGAATCTGAATTTGGACATAGAATATACTGTTCTGAAGATCATAGATTTCCTGTATATTATAAATTTAAGGATGAATATAAATATCCAGCGACTCTTGAACGTAATATAAAAGATGTAACGTTTAATGATATATATGAAGGGAAAGATTTATTAGATTTTTATGTAAAGATTCCTATACGTAAGAATTTAAATATTGGATATAATACAAAACGGGAATGGTTTCAATTACTCGGGTTTGTATATACCGACGGTACGGTAGACGTAAAACGTAAGCATATTAGATATTCGTCGAAGTATAAAGATGTATGTGAAGGTTACACCAATATTGTTAATCTTTGCATGGATAAAAATCTTAGCGGTTCATATGAAGCTGTAAATTCTGATGGCAATTTTTATAAATCTATATCACCATCAGAAGAATTTAATACAGTATGGTTACCTATTATACATAATGGAACAAAAAAAGAGTTAGATGTAGAAGCTCTATCTAAATGCTCGTATGATGAATTTATCAGTTTTATCGCTGGTATGGTTGATGGTGATGGTTGGATAGAGGAGCATGCAATGTGTATTTGTAACTACGAGAAGTATGATATATACGCTCTTAATAAGATCTTAGAGTTACTACAATGGAACGGGGTGATTGCTAATAAAACCGGTCATTATGTATCTATTAATGCAATAGATCAAAACCGTGAGTTTATTAATAGAGTTCAAGAAAGATTAATACACACAAACAGAAAAGATAAAATTAACAGCTTGACATGGTTTAATAAGAAAAATACCCCATCAAAGAAAATTAAATGGTATCTGTATGATGATTATTATCTTGTTAGAATTACAGATGTTGTAAAAACTGATGAAATAGTAGAAATGTGTGATATACACACTGAAACGAACTATTTTATATGTAACGGATTAAAAACGCATAATTGTGAGGGGTTTGATATCCCATACATTATTAATAGAATAAAACGAGTATTAGGTGAAAATCATGCTAAGCGTTTATCTCCGGTTGGTGCTATATTTGAAAAGCAATTCATGGGATCTTTCGGTAAACCCACTACAAAGTGGGTAATTTACGGTATTTCATGTCTTGACTACATGGAATTATATAAGAAATTCACCATTGAAAAACGCGAGAGTTACAAACTTGATGCTATAGCTGAAATTGAAGTAGGAATGAATAAAGTTAAGTATAAATATGGAAACTTAACTACTCTAGCTGATGAAGATTGGAAAACGTTCGTTGATTATAATATTGTTGACGTTGATCTATTAGTACATCTAGATAATAAACTAAATTATATTCAATTAACTAGAAAGTTAGCATATACGGGGTTAACACCATTAGAAGCGGCATTAGGTACCTTATCAGTTGTTACTGGTTGTATAGCGTTAAAAGCTTCTGAGGAAGGTAGAGTTATTCCTACATTTGAAGATGAATTAGATGGAGATATTGAGGGGGGATATGTACGGGAACCTATCAGAGGGTTGCATGATTCTATTGTGAGTTTTGATGCTAATTCATTGTACCCTAATACAATGATTACTCTTAACTTATCACCGGAAACTAAATTAGGTAAAATTGTAGAAAAAACAGACACTGAAGTTCGTATTCTCAGTATTACAGGTAAGGAATACTCGCTTTCACCTGAAAAGTTTATACAATTTATTAAGAGTGAACAAGTTGCTATATCTCGAGCAAATGTAATGTTTACACAGAAAAAACGAGGTTTAGTACCTCAAATTATTGAGAAACTATATAATGAGCGTGTAGAGCTTAAAAAGGAATTAAAAGTTGCTAAGAAGCATCTAGCAACTAGTGATAAAGGATCTGATGAGTATAATAAATGGAAGTCTACAGCTGATCATCTCAATGTTAGTCAGCATACTATTAAGATTCTCATCAATAGTATGTATGGATACTGGGGTAATCGTTTTAGTCCGTTAGGTGATACAGACCTTGCGAGAAGTATTACGTTAACTGGTCAAGCGGTAGCGAAAGAGGCGGCAGCAATTAGTGAGCGGTTCGTACGAGATGTATATAAAGTTGATACAAAAATGCCTATAGTAGTGGGAGGTGATACGGATTCGGTGGTAGGTAGTTCTGTTATACGTACTAAAGATGGTAATAGTACTATAGAGGGTTTATGGAATAATACAAATAGTGTAATACAATTAGATACTACAGGTCATGAACATAAAATACCATCAGATTTACAAGTGTTAACATATCAAAACGGTGTGCCTGTATATAGAAAGGTTAAGCGAGTAATTAGACATAAAGTATCAAAAGGTAAATTTAGAGTAACAGTAGATGGTAAATCTGTTATTACTACAGAGGATCATGGGTTAGTAGTGATACGTGAAGGTAAGCAGTGTAGAGTATCACCTAAAGATGTAATACCTGGTGATAAATTTGTGTCGGTGGTGACTAAATAAAGTATATGGCCACAAACAATAAATATTGTAAAAATAAGTTAGACGAGAACGATCCGTATACATATGTAGTATCAAAAATAGATGGTAAAAAATATAGACGGATAAATAAAAATTACTTAAGTAAATATGGATATACAATAGAATCATACTGTGAGCATTTTAATGTACCTCGTAAAGATACCGTAAGTCAACAAGTTAGAGATAGTTTAAGGTGGACTGAAGATGTAGCTATAAAACGATACGGTGAGGTAGAAGGTAAAAAGCGGTGGAATGAATATTGCAATAAACAAGCAGAAAAAAATACTTTTGAGTTTAAACATAAAAAGTATGGAATGACTAAAGAAGATTTCGATGCTTTTAACATGAGTAGAGCATGTACAAGAGCTAATTTTATAAAGCGGTATGGGGATATAGAGGGTGCGAAGAAATGGGATGATTATTGCAAAAAGCAAGCTTATGCAGGATGTTCAATTGATTATTTTATAGATAAATACGGTAAAGAAAACGGAGAACGTATATATCATGAAGTTTGTGAAAAGAAAACTCACAATTTAGAGCAATTTATTAATAGATATGGAATAGAAGAGGGTAGGCGTAGATATGTGGCGCATTATGAAGATCGTAAGAAATATAGTTCAGCTATATCTCAAGAGTTATTCAATGATATTCTAAAATATGTATCAGGTGATACCTCTCACATACATTTTGATACTCATAATGGTGAGTATGGTATCATGTCATCGAAATTTAATCGTATATTTTTCTATGATTTCGTAGATATAAAAAATAAAAAATGTATAGAGTTTCATGGTGATGTATTTCACGCTAATCCTACTAAATTTTTACCTGATAGTAAACCTAATCCATATATGAAAGAATTAACAGCGGCTGATATATGGAAAAAAGATAAAGAAAAACAAGAAGTGTTAAATGAGGAGAGAGATATTAGTCTGTTAATAGTTTGGGAAAGTGACTATTATAAAGACAAACAAGGTATATTGAATAAGTGTATAGATTTTTTACAATATGGAAATATTAATAAGTGATAACTTTACTATTGAGCGTTTAGATGATTTTCAAGATGAGTATGTATATGATTTTGAAATGGATGGTGTGGATGAATCAGATCATACTTACTTTGCTAATGATATATTAGTTCATAATTCAATATATATCTCTGTATCTCCTATTATGTTAGCAAATAAATGGGAAACTTCAATTAACGGTAAAGTAACTCCCGAAATGTATAAGGTATGTGCAGAGTTAGAAGACTATTTAAGTGTAAACATTACCGCTTGGGCTAAGAAAACTCTTAATACAATAGATCCTAGATTTGTTTTTAAGAGAGAAACTATTTGTGATACTGCACTATTTATTGAAAAGAAGCGATATATTGCGCATGTGTTGGATGATGAAGGTATACCTACAGACAAATACAAATATATAGGTATATCCGTAGTTACGACTTCAGTACCTAAAAAACTGAAACCTTTTATTAAGAGAGTAGCTGAAACCATGCTACAAACTAAATCTCTTAATGAGACAAATAAAGTATACACTAAAGTGTATGAAGATTACAAGAAGTTAAATGTTGAAGATATAGCTACTACTCGTGGTATATCTGATTATGAGACGAGCGCTAATCAATGTGATGGGTTTAAAACTGTAAAAGGTATGCCTGTTCATGTTAAGAGTGCATACTTTTATAACTTAATGCTCGATCAATTATCTCTTAGTGATAAATATGAAAAAATAGCAAGCGGAGATAAGATCAAATGGTATTATTGTATGCCTAATAGATATAAAACACAGACTATGGCATACAAAGAATATCTACCTGAAGATATTAAAGTATTATTTCCGGTAGATACTGAAATAATGTTTGAGAAGGTTATAGGTTCTGCAGTAGACATATTATATACCGCAGCTGGTTGGCCTACATCAACACCAAATAATCAACAGAGTACAAATTTAGCTGATTTGTTTGTTGAATAATGTATAATGTACTATAATATACTATACGTATGAGTAACCAAAATAATGATATTAGTGTATTTTTTGATTCAATGGGTCGTACTATTATAGGTGTAGTTACCGGTGATACACCAACCCATATTACAGTCTGTAATCCAGCAATTTTACATGCCGGGTTAAATAATGAAGGTAAAATTCAAGTAAACTTAATTCCTGCATTCTTTAGGGAATTCTTAAGTGACTGGAATTCACCGATTACGTTTGATTATTGTATTAACAATATTGTACGTAATACAAGCGGTATTCAGTTAGATTCAAGTCTTGTCAAGCAATACGAAGCTATGTGGAGTAAGAGACCACCACGTGAAGATGTAAGAAAGATTGCTCGAGAGGTAGTGCCTGCAGATACTGAAGTTAAGAGTGTAGAAAGGTTGAATTTATTTGAAGATGTGAAGACTGAAACTGAGAAGAAGTAAGTCACTGTATGGCTAAAAAAGATAAAGAATCAAAATCAATAGATGTATCTATTGATAGTATTTTTAAGGAGGTTGATGCATTAAATCCAGATGCATCATACCTAGATAATAGTGCATTATCGTATGTTGATGATTATATAGATACTGGTAGTTTAGCTCTCAATGCTATTATATCAGGTGATATGTTTAAGGGTGTACCTCGTGGTAGAATTTTAGGGTTCTCAGGACCATCTCAAAGCGGTAAATCATTATTTGTTAAACAAATATTAGGTAACGCTCAAAAGAAGGGATATACTGCAGTTATCTGGGATACCGAGAATGCTATTGACGGTGCAGGATCTGAAGCATTAGGTTTAGATTCTAAAAAAACTAAATATTATCCAGTAGAGACGATAGAAGCTTGTAGAAATCAAATATGTACGTTCCTCAATCGTATTATAATTGTTAATGACGCTCTTAGAAAAGAAGGTAAACCAGAAGTAAAGGTTATAGTAGCTATTGATTCTGTGGGTAATTTAGCAAGTGCTAAAGAGCTTGCAGATATTGAAAAGGGTAAAGATTCCGCAGATATGGGTACAAGAGCTAAAGCTCTTAAGAGTATGATGAGAGCATTAACATTCTTGTCAGCTAAAGCTAAAGTATCTATAATATGTACAAATCATATATACGATAATCCTGGAGAGTTACACCCATCAATGGTTAAGACTCAATCTGGTGGTAAAGGTCTAGTGTACCTAGCATCGATATTAGTTCAGCTATCTATGACAGCTGAAAAAGGTACCGATGATGGTGATAATAGTGAAGAAGATGATAACGCACCTATGATAGCTATTGCGAATAATCGTAATGGTGTAAATCTTACAGCTCTAACTATTAAGAATAGATTTGCACCACCATATCTTAAGACTAAACTATACTTAAATTTTAAGACTGGATTGTCAAAATACGCTGGATTATTTGATATCGGTCAAGCTTTCAATGTTATAGTTAAAACTGGTAAGAGATGGGTATTAGTTAAGGATCGTACTGGTATAAACTTCAATGATACAAAAATTGATTGGGATCCTCTTATTTCATCTGGTAAAGCTGAAATGCTTGGATTTAAAAAAGAATGGATAACCAATGTTAATGTATGGGAAAAAATTATAGGTCCACTTAATGAAGTTGTAAAAAAAGAGTTGACTTATGGTAATTGTAGTTCACTTACTTCAAAAGAAGCTGCAGAAGAATATGCGTTAATAGATACAGCTGATGATGAAGATGGTGACGAGAATATACCACAATAATACGTTGAAATAGTGTAGTTTCATAACATAATAAGCTATGTAGTTTAAGTACTACATAGCTTTTTTATTATAATGACAACACAATATATCACGCGGTCAGGTAGTATAGATCTCTCTCATAGAGTACTAAACGAGAGTAAGAAGTGTTTTAACCTACATGGTCATACCTATTTATATGAATTAACTTTTGAATTTTCGGTGTCAGATGACATTGGATATCCAGTAGATTTTAAGGAAATTAAGCGTGTAGCTGGTGAATGGCTAGATAGATACATGGATCATGCTCATGTATCTAACCCCCATGACTATCTATTAATTGATGTAGTCAAGAAGCTTAATAACAAACTATGGTTAATGTCATTAAATGGTGAAGGTAATTACTGTAATCCTTCAGTTGAAAATATGGCGAGGGAAATATTCATGGCTTTAGATAAGATTTCATCTACGTGGCGATCTGGTCTTAGTCTTTGTGAAATTAAATTGTGGGAAACACCTAATTGCTACACTACTTGTGTTCGTGCATCTATTTCTGATAAGGAACGCGAGAATTTTATGAAAGTACACGCTCTTGAACTTGATGCATTTATTTTCGAGATGGGTAGGGTTGAGTATGATGATCGTAAGATCTCGAACCCATCAACCGACACATGTTGCGGTAATAATTAATCATAGTGAAGAAAGATCGCGAAATAACCGATCAGCCGCTTTTTGAGAAAATTATTGGTTTAAATGTTCTTACAAGTGAGTATTATACTTCAGTAGTACTCGAAGCACTAAAACCGGAATATATAGATAATCCGGGTGTTAGACTTGTCACTAACATTGTTTTTGATTTTTATAAAAGGCGGGGATCTCTACCTAATACATCTGAGATTAAGCTATATCTTAAGGATGATGTTGAGCGTAATTTATTGAAAGATACTATATTATCTTTCAAAGGATTAGACTCAAAATATAATACTGAAGAATTAGTTTATAATACAGAAGTGTTTATTAAACAGCGTGCAATATACAACGCTGTCAAGAAAACGGTAGATGATTATTCAAACGGATCCGCTAACCCTAATGATACTCTTAAATTATTCGATCAGGCATGTAATATATCTTTGGTTGATAATTTAGGTTTAGATCTATTTAATCAAATTGATAAGTTTGCAGAAGATGTTAGTAAATCTGATGAATGTATATCTACTGGATGGAAATGGCTTGATACAAAACTGAATGGTGGTTTCTTATCTAAAGGTAGGGCTCTATATGTTTTTTCAGGTCAAACTAATGTAGGTAAGAGTATATTTCTAGGTAATATTGCTGCTAATATTGCTGCTCAAGGTAAGACTGTTGTCGTTATATCTCTAGAGATGCCTGAAACGGTATACGGTAAACGTATATCATCTAAGATTACAAAGATACCAGTTAATGAACTATCTAATCGTACAAGTGAACTTAAGGAAACACTAAACGCATATAAAGAGCAAAATCCGAATGCTCGTATTATATTTAAAGAGTTTCCACCAAAGTCTGTTACTGTAGGTCATATTAAAGCGTTTATTAAGAAATTAATAAACAAGGGTATAAAACCAGATGCAGTAGTATTAGATTATTTGAATTTGATAGCGTCTACTGAAGGTGATAATTCATATGAAAAGGTAAAAGATATTACAGAACAGACGAGAGCATTATCATATGTGTTTGAGTGTCCTTTCATTTCAGCTACACAGCTTAATAGGTCCGGTATTAATAAAGAACCCGATTTAGATAATATTAGTGAGTCAATGGGATTAGGTTATACTGCAGATGTAATTATTAGTATTTTCCGAGAAGATGGTGATGATCAATTAGGTATATTACGCACATCTATGATGAAAAATCGTTTCGGTGATAAATCTGGAGTACAATTAATGCGTATAGAATATCTCACATTAACTCTGTCTGAAGAAACTGATCATTTCGGTGATGATGCTGAAACTACTAAAGCGGAAAATGTGTTAAGTTTATTATCAAATAAACAATAGTGGATACTTTACAGCTTACATCTTAAATAACATAAATATGAAATTGTTTGTATGGACTAATTTTGATTTAGATGGTACCGGATCATTAATGATTATAAAATGGTTATATCCGGATGCAGATATATCATTTATGAGCACTAAAGTTAGTGCATTTAGGGATGATTTCATCAAATGGGTAAAATCGGGTGAAAGTATCGATAAATATGATGTAGTATTCTTTTTAGATTTAGATGTCAGTACCTGTGTAGATCTTATAGATACTAATAAGAGTGTTATTATAGATCATCATTTATCTCATTTTGAGAATATTAAGAACTATAAACATGCGAAAGTTATAGTTGAAGAATACTCTTCATGTGTATTATTGATGTATAAGAAGTTTAAGGGTAAATTGAATTTAAACTTTAATCAGAAGAAATTAATATTGATGATAGATGACTTTGATTGTTATAGGTTACAAATTAAAGGATCATTAATGTTAAATTATCTATTCACTGATCTACAAAGGGGTGAATATAAATCAAAAGTAGATCGTTTTATTGCTGAATTCAATGATGGTTTTAATGATTTTAATCCATTACAGTTAAATATTATCAACTTTTATGAGAATAAAATACAGCGTATAATAGAGAGTTGTGAATATTTTGAAGGTGAAGTGTCTATACAAAAAAAACCCCGACGTATAAAATCAGCTATTACAGATGCAGGTATAAATGATGTGTGTGAGTATATATTAAACGACGGATATGATCTAGCTATAGCATTTAATCCTAAAACTAATAGTGTGAGTTTTCGTACAAGATGTAGTGATTTAGATGTTAGTAAGGTTGCTGAAAAGTTATGTAATGGTGGTGGTCATAGATATGCTGCTGGTGGTAAACTTACCGATACCTTTGTAGAATTCACTAAATTATTAAAGCGGGTCAAATAATCATATGGACGACGATACAATAGAGATTTATGTCGGTAATACATCAAGCGCTCTTGATAAGATATTGGATCAAGAATTCGAAGAGTCTATATTAAAATACTCATCATTTTTATGTATAATACACGATAAATATTTAACTAATATAGCGATATTCACATTAATAATGAAGGATCTGCATATAAGACGTGCATTTAAACAGTTGACTCAAATTGATAATGATCGTACACTTGTACTACAATTTTTGAAGTATTATCCTAATTTTTGTAAATCTAAAGTAGTTAAGAGACTTATTCAGCAATATGTTAAATGATTTTGAGCAAAGGGTGTATAATTGCTATTTATCAACGACTAGATCCGCATTAAAACAACCTTTTACTCTACGTAAAGATTTTTCAGATTTTACAGAAGAATCTGAGTATTATAGATATACAAAAAAATTAGCTATGTTCTTTCGTAAGTTCCCAAATATTGATATGCAGCAATATTTTAGAGCTCCATTTGAGATATATAAGGATGGTGAACAGTACGATATGAAGTTTTTTATATCTCAAAAAGCAATCGCTTTATACTCTATGTATGTAAAGCGATTGAATGATGAATCTCCAGATTCACCAGATCAAATATTACATATAAGGAATTCTTTAGTTTTTATTATTAAATTCTGTAGAGATAATCATATCAGTATTGATAATTATATATATTATAAGTCACCTGGAGCTACTACAGAAGATTTCCTCACTCATTATAGGAATAGAAATGTTTCTATATATGTATTATTAAAGATGCCGGGTTTTGAAAATGTAGTATATTCATTAGATGAAGAATTAAGAGAGTTGTTCTTTGATGATGTACTAGATAAAATATCTACATTTAAAATTAGACTATATAAATCTGATAAAGCAAAACCACTAATCGAAAAAACTATTAATAGTATCAAACAAATACTACATTGAATTTACTTCGAAAGAAGTTATTATACCAACACAAAATAACCAAAACCAATAACAACATATGTCATATACAGCATCAATGTTCGCGTCCATCAAGGACTCATTAAATAAGCCACAACAAGCCGGATTCAAAGATATTCTAAAGTTTGAAGCAGGTAAAAACTACATAGTACGTTTACTTCCAAATATTAAGGAACCTAAAAATACATTCTTCCATTACTACCATTTCGGGTGGAAGAGTTTTGCAACGGGTCAGTTTGTTAGCTTCGTATCACCGCAAACTATCGGTGATCGCTGCCCGATTGCTGAAGAATCATACAAGATTTACAAGACTGGTACACCTGAAGAAAAAGAACGCGGTAAGAATCTGTACCGTAAAGAAAATTACCTCGTTAATGTTTATGTAATTAGTGATCCGACTAACCCAGAGAATGAAGGTAAGGTTAAGATTATGCGTTACGGTTCTCAGATACATAAGATTATTCTTTCTGCTGTTGAAGGTGATGATGCAGAAGAATTCGGTTCAAAGATTTTTGATTTATCTGAGAAGGGTTGTAACTTCAGGATTAAGTGTGAGAAGAAGAGTGAGAAAAAAGATGAATTCGTAGAATATACTGCATCGAGATTCCTTAGCCCATCTAAAATTGAGAATCTTGACCCTGCTAAGTTTGAGGAGATTTACAATAGCTTACATGACTTAACTGCTGTGTATTCTATTGAAAGTTATGATACATTAAAGAAGGCACTACAGGAACATTATTACTGCGTAACTGGATCGGATTCTAAGAAGAAAGATAGTAAGACTGAATCGAGGAAGTTAAGTACAGATGAAGCTCCAAGTGATGATGATATTCCTATGGAATATAAGACTGATAGTAAACCAGCTACTACATCTAAACCAAAGACGGATGATACAAAGACAGCAAATACACCTAAATCAGCAGCTATCGATGATGAACAGATCAAGAGCCTACTACAAGGTTTAGAAGGTCTATAATAGTTAAAATACAATGGGTACACCAACTCAATCACAGACTAGTTCGAATAGTTTAGATACTTCAGTTATTAATGAATTGAAGTCTAATCCTAACGGTGATATATCGGGTATATCGCGAGAGGATTTAGAGTTAGTAGCTATGTTAGCTGGTAGAACATCTGCTGAGATGAGGAATACTCAATTCATTGATAATATTGCATCAACGGTAACAGCTAAGCCTGTAGATCCTAGAGCTGTATTACATGAATTAACTAAAAAGGTACCCACCAATATTAAACCACCCCAACCGGTTAAGTCTCCGGTTGGGGTGGTTCAATCTCCGCAGACATCTACACAAAACGTGGATGATGGTCAAATGTTATTACAATTTAGACAATCCACTATAGAAGATATTGTGTTAGGTTTATCGTCAATAAATAGTAGGTTATTAGACATAGAACGTAAGATAAAATCTATATCAGATTTTATAGATAAGATTAATGATATTGAAGCGAAATAAACATATAAATATTGCATCTATAGAAGATGCGGATAGGGTTATTAATGAGCTTCAAGATAGAATTAATACACTTGAATATCACATTAATGCTCTATACAAAACACATTCTAGATATTCGAAAACAGTATCATCATCATTAAACGATTTCAATACAGGTATAAGTAATGTCCACAGAAAAATTTCTCAGAATACAAAAAAATGAATTAATAGATGAATTGCTAGATCCGGTTAGTAAAGTAACGGATGTATCTTCATTCATTATTAATAATGAAGGTATTACTGCTATTTGTAGTAATGATGCAAACATAATATTATTTGCAAAATATTCAAATACTAAGATAGATGAAGCTGAAAAACTTAACATATATGATATTAAGCGTTTCATTAGATTATTAGATGTTATAGAATCGGATGTTATTGATTTAACATTAACATCTAATACATTATCATATAAATCACCTAAACTAAAATTTAAGTATCATTTAGCTGAGGATGCAATGGTACCTATTACTAAAATTAGTGTCAATAAGATTTTAGCATTATCATTCAATTGTAAATTTCTTGTTAGTAAGATTAAGGTACAGGAACTATTGAAAGGTTCATCTGTAATAACTGATAGCAATAAGGTATATTTTACTGCGTCTAAGGATAGTGGTGTTGTTGCTGATTTAACAGATATGCAATCTCCTCAAACCGATAGTGTTGCAATATCAATTGCAGACGAGTTTGAGGGTGAGAGTTTAAATACACCCCTACCTATTAATCTAGATGTGTTTAGGTTGATGTCTAGCATTAAGTATGATTTTGTTTTAATTAAAGTTAATACCGATTTAAAGGTATTAATGTTTGAGTTAGTAGTAGGTAATACTGCATTGAAATATATAGTATCTAGTCTTGTCAAGTGAGTAACAAATTAACAACTCAAAGCTATTTTATCAAGAGACTCAAAGACTCTGGTTATGAGGTTTGGAAGATGTTTGATAAATATAGTGAAAGTGATACTAGATCATGGACAATAATAATTGATCCTGGAGTATCTTCAGTAATGTGTACATGTTATGTAAACCATGAGGAATGGGAAGATACATATTTTGAATTTAGTGATGGTGGTCAATTCATACCTAATTCATTTAAAGTTCGTACTGATTCAATAGAAGTTATAGTATCATATCTAGTAAGATATGGTATTAATAATAAGAGATCAGTTAATACTATTCAGTAAATATAAATAGTCATGCATAAAGTCGGAACACCTCCCGGTTCAGATTATCCAGATGATCAGGAACCGGTTGATAATATACCTATAATTGATAAAGATACAGCTAGTGCTGTAAACGAATTAATAAATGTTTCGTTTGTCAATTATATGTCCGAATTGCGTAAAGCGGATGTTAATAATAATAGATTAAATATTGATAATTTAGATTCTATTATTTCAGAATATCTTAGCCCTTTTATACTTATAGGATATTTACCTAGTGGTGAACCCGTAGAGCTGTCTAACGTTAACAATAAACGAGATGAAGAGGCAATATTTGAGCGTATAAGGAAGACGTTGATACGACGTACTAATAATACATGAAATTATTTAGATCAAGAAATCGGAATATTCTATTTGTTCGGCATGGTGAATATAGGGGTGAGTTTTTAGTGGAAGTAGATCGCAGGGATAAGTGTAAAGACGCCGGCGGTGAAGATGTTAGAGTATTTTTAGGGTTACCGGATAAAGATATTCATGAAGTTACTGATAAAGATGTAGTAGATGGTATTAAAAATAAAGTGTTATTGATAGTAGATAAATTACCGAGAGATGTTTATAATGTTTGTTTACAAGAATATAAACTAATCAAAAGTGAAAAAAATAAGCACGGTAATAATAGACGGCAATCACCTCTTTTACAAGGCGTTTGAAGTTAATGAAGCTAAAATTAGATCAAATGATCCTAGTGCATCTGATCTAGGTGCTGTATATATAGCATTAACATCTATTCGTAAGCGCTTACTACAATGTAAGGCTGATGAAGCTTATATTACTTGGGATAAACCAGTATTTCGCGGCACACATTATAGGTTTAAGTTAACTAATAATACATATAAGCTAAATCGTAAACCTAAACCGGAGAAATTCTATAGTTTATTAGATAAAACTATAGAATTGACAAAGTGTTTAGGTGTCAAAACTATTTTACCGTATAGATTAGAAGCAGATGATGTTGTAGCTTATTTAACTGCGGTATGTAATAAACCGTGTTTAATATATACCGGTGATAATGATTTATTACAACTATTAGTACAGGATGGTGTATCCATCTTTAATATTAATAAGGATGTAATTATAGATAAGACAAATATTTTGTCTTATTATCCTGTTGATGCTAGTAATATTGTTAGGTATAAAGCAATTGCTGGTGATACAAGTGACAATATTATAGGTATTAAGGGTTATGGTGATAAAACAAAAGCTATACAAAAACTCTTTTGTAATTATGATGAAGGTATTAAAAAGTTTACACCAGAACAAATAGACAAAATTAGATTGAATCAAAAGTTAGTTAGTTTAGGTTATGGTTTGATCTGTGAAGAACATAAAGAAACTGAAATACCGTTTATTCGTAAACAAATAGAGGAACAAAAAAATCATATATCTGATTATGATAGATTCTTTGAATTAGCCGCTGAATATGGTTTTGATGCTATTACTCGTAATAAGAGTTCATGGCGGTGTATATTTGAGAGAGAAAGGACAAACAACATCTTAACTGAAATGTTTAAACAATTACCCTAAGTATATATTATATGGAATATTTCGTACAACCAAAAATTGAAACATGTTATGTTTGTAATAGGGGTACCGCTCGCCCTAGATTACAGGAGAACAGAACTAATACTGAAATTGTAACAGAAGCGGTATGGGTGTGTCCTAATTGTAACAACCAGTTTAAACGTGGTGTTGTAAATCGTAAACCCATTTGTAATAATGCCAAGTAAGTTTGATCATCTTATATCAGAGACAGAATCTACATTATGGCCCATACCCGGTCAGGATATGCACAACCGTGCAGTAACATATAAATCCTTACCGTCAATACAGGAATTGTTATTAAGATCTCCAGACACTGATACTACTGGTATTATTAATAGTGCTCCAGTATTTGCTGCACCATTGACGAATGTTATTAATGATGCATCTGAAGTTTATAGATCATTACAGGTACTAAAATCAAAATTTATAGATGCAAAATCATCACCTGTTTATCAAGGTAGAGTTAATAAACAGAAGGTGCTCGATATATTAATTGATAATGTAGAGAGGATTGAGAAGTTTCTAGTTAATAGTATAGTTGAAGAATTAAACAATTTAAGTCTTGCATCTTTAAACGATAAAAAGTAATATAGGTGAATGATACCTATATTATCTGCATTGTTTAAATTGTGTATAGTAACTTTAATTGGATCTGGTGTAGGGTTTGCGTTTAAATCAACCATATCCGGTGCTTTAATTGGTGGTGGTATTACATTGATTATACAAATTATAATCGGTTGGGTTATGAGTGTATTTGAGCGTGTTAGATTAATGAAATATACCATTCAACAAAGATTAGATGAGCAAGCAATTCTAGATTCAAATACTATTACCGTTGAATGTGCGGCGTGTAAAACTCCGCATTCGTTACCTATAATGATTAATGAGAGAAATACATTTATCTGTAGTAAATGTAAAGCTGAAAGTGTTGTAGTATTATCACCAGAAACCGCTCTTGTAACTAAGAATACAAATGTTTAAACGTACCGTACAACTAAGAAATGAGAATATGTCTGTATATGAATTAGCTCGATGGGCTTCATTAATGGAAGCAGTTGATTTAATAGCAGATAAATGTGAGGATCGGGGTATAGATTTTAACAGTCCGGTAGGTAGTAAATATATTAAACCGTTAGATATTCAAGATTATGTAGATAGTCGTACTGATAGTATGGTTAATACTATTAATAGAGCTAGGGACATTGAGCGTTTTCGATATATTATATCTAATAATGAACCGCAATGTATTATTGGTGTAAATTAATATACGTATGTTGATTTCTTATAATCAAATAGTAAGATATTATGGATTATACAGCATATGAAAATTCAATGTATTGTTAGTGGTAAGAATGTTAATGTATCACCTAAGGTGTTTCAGTCTCGCGCGGATAAAGCTGGTGTAACCACCGAGGTTCTAGCTACATCTTATATTTCTCGCGAATCAAAGCGACTTCTGCGTGAAGGTAAGAGTGTTGATGATATTCGTGCATTATCTGGAGTTACTGGGTTGGCAGAAGTTCCTGCAGATCTAGTTGCTAAGGTTCTTGAGAAGAAGGTTAAGGTTGTTAAAGTTACAGAAACTGTAGCTTAATAGTTGACTACTGACAGAGCCCCATTACTATTAACTGGTAATGGGGCTTTTAATGTATATACATGAATACTTGGTCTAAATATTTTATAGTTGATACTAGCATACCAACACCTAATAAACTTAAATTCGGTAGAGGGTTTATGGGGTTCGATGATAATGGTGAAATACTACTTACATATAATCCTAATAGGGTAAAACTATACGATAAGGATACAGATGCACGTATAGATTTTGATAAAATAGTAAATATGGTAGATTTATATCATATTATTATTAATCAAACACCACAACCCCAAGCGCCCGGCGGTGTAGTTGTTCAAGTTTCATATAGTAAGGTTTCAAATAAATGAAAGTAGTAGATCCGAATGATAGAGTAACTCTCGTTCTTAATAAATATTTGGAACCATTTGCTGTATGTACAGCAAGAGCTGCAATAAAACATTTAATAACAGGTAAAGCTCATGGTATAGATGCTGCAGATCAAATATACCCGTGGTCACAAGATACTGATAGTCTATCTGATATTAATTGGGAAAGTGTTAATGTGTCTCTACATGATGACCAACCTGCTCTTCGTTCATCTAATAAAACATATGCTATACCTACAATAATTAGATGTAATAATCATTTTGGTATTAAAGCTAGTAAGGATCGTGGTGTATCATTACGTAGGTGTTATAAAATATATAAGGGTGTTTGTCAGTATTGTTTAAAACACATACCATACTCCGAGGCAACGAAAGATCATTGTTACCCTAAATCGAGAGGTGGTTCTAATGACGATTTTAATATTGTATTAGCTTGTCGTAAATGTAATAATAAAAAGGGTAATCAATACCCAATACTTAACGTATTAGGTAAAGACGTAAAACCCCGAATATCTTCACATAATGGTGTATTTATACCTGATGAAGATATTATGAGATCGGAATGGAAAAAGTATTTATTCTTATCATAAGCTGATAAATATATATGTGAGTGATACTACAGCTATATTACAATATGTACAATCATCTGGAATATTACCGAATGATTGTCTCATATTGAATGGTAGAGCTTTATCAGATTTAGATGTAGTAAAATTATAAAATTGACGGACCTAAAACCCGGTCGCTTTAGCGCCGGGATACAGGTCCGCAAGGGTGTTTAAAGAAAATTTTCAAGAAAAAAGTAAGAAATCTAATAAATAGATGAAAAATTCTTAAATCTTGGTGTAACTTATCTCGTGGTCCTCAAAGCCTACAAATATCGAATTTACCCGACCGAATCTCAGAAAGTTCTACTTTCCAAGACTTTCGGTTGCGTTCGGTATGTTTACAATCGAGGCTTACATTTGAAAACCTCAGTGTACCAAACTGAAAAGAAAGGGCTTTCCGTTTTTGAAATTGCAAATCAGATGGTTGGTTGGAAAGAAACGGAAGAGACGAAATGGTTGAAAGAAGTTAATAGTCAATCACTTCAATCAAGCTTGAGAAACTTGGATATGGCTTTCACTAGGTTTTTCAGAGAGAAAAAAGGTTTTCCGAAGTTCAAAAGTAAATACGATGGACAATCTTTTACAAATCCTCAAAAAACCAAAGTAGATTGGGAAAATTCGTTAGTTTTCATTCCGAAATTCAAAAAAGGAATCAAAGCGGTTTTCCATCGTCAATTTGAAGGAAAAATCAAATCTTCGACGGTTTCAAAAACGCCTACGGGAAAGTTTTTCATTTCAATTTTAGTTGAGGAAAACATTGATTTACCGAAACTTCCAGAAAAAGACGAAAGCAAATGTATTGGAATTGACCTTGGTTTAAAGGACTTCGCAATTCTTTCAGACGGAACGAAGATCAAAAATCCGAAACATCTCAAAAGTAATCTTAAAAGATTAGCGAAAGCTCAACGTAAGCTAGCTAAAAAGAAGAAGTTATCAAAAAATCGAGAAAAACAAAAAAGAAAAGTAGCAAAAATCCATGAAAAAGTAGTAAATTGTAGGAAAGATTTTCTTCACAAAACAACTCATAACATAGCCAAAAACCAAAGCTATACAAGTGTTGCCGTCGAAGATTTAAACGTAAGCGGAATGTTAAAAAATCAGAAATTAGCTAGGTCAATTTCAGATGTGGGCTGGGGAACTTTCAAACAGTTTCTCTCTTACAAATGCAATTGGTATGGAAAAAATCTGATTGAAATCGGAAGGTTTGAACCGAGTTCAAGACTTTGCGATTGTGGATATTACAATCGTGAATTAACTTTGAAAGATCGGGTCTGGACTTGTCCGATTTGTAAGAAAACTCACGATAGGGATGTTCTCGCAGCGAACAACATTAAGAGGTTCGCTTTCAGGGAGCAAAACACGTACAAAGAAGAATTTTTACCGTCGGAACGACGGGATTTTAAGCCTGTGGAGAAGAACATTGGTTTTTCTGTGAAGCAGGAAGCCACAGCCCTTTAGGGCGTGGTAGTTCACTAGTGAAATGTCTAGATCAAAGTATAAATGATCGGATTGAATTAATAAAAACGGTGGATGATCTTGAGAAATATCTGTTAGATAAATATAATGATATATATCAAGAAATTCCTCATAATTTAACTGAATAATAACATTTTCATATATCTTAAGTATGATATATGGGATCTTATATTGATACTAAATTATATCCAAACACATATACAAAGTTAGGATCTGCTATTGATCTTGATTCAGAAGTAAATGGTGTATTAACTGTAGTTAATGGTGGTACTGGTTCACCTACAGCAAGTGCTGCTAGAGTAAATCTAGGTGTTGGTATAGGTACTGATGTACAGAAATATGACCAAATATGACAATCTCTGGATGTGGTAGGTCAATTGTATAGTACCGGTCATCTATCTGGTGGTATAATATCATTAAATGTAGATAATACAAAATTTGACGTATCGGCTGGTAGCGGTTATGTAGTTGATAATTATACGGATCCATATCATCCTACAGTCACTCGAGTGTCATGGAATAACTATACTGGTGTTACTGATCTTAGATTATCTAATTCATTTGCTACACAGATACTAATAGATAATACCGGAAGTATAGTGCAATTATCTGCAATACCAACATCTACAGAATTACGAGATTATATTTATCTAGGTAAAACTGTACATAATAATCTATCATCTATTAATGCAGTAGTAAGTGTACCTAAAGTTGAATATAACATACCCTTATTATTATTTGATTATATTGACGCGGTTGGACCTGTTAATACATATGGTAATGTAATATCTAATAATGGAGCTACACTATCTATTAAAAAATCTGCTGGCTCTATATTCAGGCTTGGCTCTAACTATAGCAGTAGTCATAAATCACCTAATGTTACTTCTTTATCAGCTATAGCCCCACTATCCTTTATATATGGATATAGAGACGGTAGTGGTAGATTTGTAACTACTGCGAGTACTACTGCAGTAGATCCTACTAAATATGATGATGGTACTGGTATACTTGCAACTGTTGCGGTACATTAGCAACTGTAGGTACTGCTCAATGGTCCATACAGAGAGTGTATGTGTATAGTTCGGGGTTGGTTTATATTACATACGGTCAAGCAGTTTACAGTTCATTAGCGAATGCTGTTGATTCAGTAACTGTGGAAGAACCGGTAATTGATCAAGAATTGAGAGATGCATGTTTACGGGCTTACCTTATATTGAAAGGTAATACGACGGATCTAAGCGATACCACTAATAATAAAATATCTAAAGTGGGTAAAATAAGCCCACCGCTATAATAAAAATCCCGACTATTAATAGTCGGGATTTTTTTATACATCTAAACTCCCTAATTCATCATCTTTTAATACTGTTTTAACATCTCTATCTCTTCTGATTTTATCTTTATCCTCTGGTGAATAATATGGTGAATAATATATATTACCTTTCACTTTATCAACTATTTTGAATAGTTCTGAATAAGGAAGATTGGGGTTATTATAGCAATGAAAATTACCACCAACAGTATTAGGTGCTCCTTCTAGAGTGGTGAGTTTATTATTATAGCAATAAAAACCACCACCAACATTATTAGATGCTCCTTTTAGAGTGGTAAGTTGATTATAATAACAATAAAAATTACCACCAACAGTGTTAGGTGATCCTTTTAGAGTGGTAAGTTGATTATAACAGCAATAAAAATTACCACTCACTTTACCGAAATTGAAAGGGATTTTAGTTAGTTTTTTACGACTTAAATCTACATCACCTTCCACATCTATAGATCCATCATCATTAATAGTGTATGTACCTCTAATACATTTCTTTAATAGTTTAAGATCGATATTATTAG